CCATATCAAGATAGCGCAGCTCCAGGCATTTGGACGCTAGATCAACAAGCATTTTGGCAGAAGCAAGGGTTGTGGCCTACTGCAGGAAGTGTTACTCCTATTGCTTTGTTCATGGGTGGATCGGGTGCTTCAACTGTTAATATTGTTGACTATGTATTAATCACATCTACAGGTAACGCAACAGACTTTGGTGATTTGAATGTTGCTGCTATTTATCAAGCACCTGGTGCAGGATCGCAAACAAGAGCTTTGTATTTTGGTGGAAGTGCTTCAGGTACAAAACAAACTGCTATTCGCTATACAACAATAGCAACGTCTGGTTCTTTTTCAACATTTGGTAATTTAGTTGTTGCAAAAAACTCAAATGCTGCTTGCTCTAATTCAACCAGAGCTATATCAATGGGTGGCGCAATTACTGGTGATGCAACAAATGTGGTTGAATATGTAACAATTGCAACTACTGGTAACTCAACCGATTTTGGTGATTTGCTAGGTATAACATATAAGTTTTCAGCGACTTCATCAACAACCCGTGGTCTTTCTATGGGTGGAAACAATACTTCAGTTGGTATAAATGTTATTAGTTATGTAACCATAGCAACTACTGGAAACGCTACAGATTTTGGCGACTTAGTATCAGCAAGTTCAGATACGGCAGCTTGCTCTTCTGGTACTAGAGCTGTAATTGCAGGAGGTTTAGTTGTATCTACAAGAATAAATGTTATGCAATATGTAACTATTGCATCTACAGGAAATTCTACAGATTTTGGAGATTTATTAGCTGCTAATACCTCGCCATCAGGAACATCATCATCCACTAGAGGTATATTTGCTGGTGGTGGTCTTCCTTCATCAACCAATGTAATTCAATATATTACTATTGCCACAACAGGCGATTCTTTAGATTTTGGTGATTTAACTTATGCTAGAGATAACGCAGGAGCAACATCAGCAGTTCATGGTGGGTTATGATTCATCTATAAACAACTCTTGGAGATTTATTTGAACGACTTAATCATTGGCAACATTAACACCGCATTAGCGATTAAAAAGCCAGAATACAACCTCATGTTGAAGAACATTGAGGAGAAGATGCCAGCAGTAGTCAGAGACACTAGCAACTTCCATAAGTCACACAGTCAGTTTATGCAGGTTACATTGGATGTGACTGCCATAACGCCAATTCGGTCAATCAAACACACTCTTGCTGAAATTGATCGAACTAAGTCTGCCTTACAGGAGGCTTACATTAATTTGCGTAAAAAGCAAGTTGAGTTAAAGCGTAAAGAGCATGAACTGACAGAAGTCACCAATCCGTTTGATAAAGAATTGTTAGAAATTGAGATTCTTGAGTTGAATTCTCATCTTGAAGGCACTCAAAATGCCGTCAATGGTGCTATTCGCAAGATGAACTTTATGGTCAACCAACACGCTCAGTTGTTGGAGGCTGTTGGTAAGAATGAGATTACTGAAGAGGATTACGAGAAGGAAGAGGCTAAGTATCACATTATGACTTGCATGAAACAGGCTCTAAATGCCGCACGTTCACGCAATGGCATGATTGATGAAGGCAACCTGATCTATCTTTTTGATTTGGGTATTAATGCAGCTCAAGCACAGGCAGAAGTATTTGCTTACTTGAATATGGAGAATCAGTTGATCTCCAATGGCAATGCTCCTACGCATGAGATGACTATGCGGTGGTTGGAAGCTTGTGCTGATAAGTGGCAGAAAGACCCAGAAGTGTTTGCTGCCAGACGAGGATTCTCAGTATTTGATGAGTCCAGTCTGACAAATCGCTTGGGTTATACCCCTGCGGAGGAATAATGCATTTAGTTATTGGAACGCCTATGTATGGCGGTATGTGTACAAGTGAGTACACCCAATCGCTACTTGCGTTGAAGGATGCTTGTAATCAACACAATATCAAGTTGACCTGCATTTTTCTTGGAAACGAAAGTTTGATTCAGCGTGGTCGCAATACAATTGTTCACCATTTTATGAACACAGATGCCAGTCATTTGATGTTTATTGATGCTGACCAGAAGTTTGTTGCCAATGATATTGCTAGGATGATTAAAGCCGATAAGGGGATCATTGCTGGTATTGTCCCAATGAAAGGCATGAACTGGGATCGTGTGCGTCAGGGTGCTTTGCAAAACCATCCTGATCTGTCCAAGTTAACTGGTATTTTTAATATCAATAAACTGGATGGGCATGAGATGGTAGACAAGAATTTACCATTTCAAGTAAAACACGCTGGTACTGGATTTATGTTGATTCGTAGGGATGTTTTTGAGAAAATACAACCTCATGTTGGTTGGTACGATAATGGTGGCGTAACCATTCCCAAGGGAGATAAAGTCTATGACTACTTCCAAGTTGGGAACAGAGATCACGAGCTGTTATCAGAGGATTATTTCTTCTGCCAACAATACAGAGATCATGGGGGTACTGTTTGGGCAGCGCCTTGGTGTGAATTAGGGCATTTTGGATCGTATCTTTTTAGTGGGCAATACGCCCAAGGAGCTTGAGATGGCACATAAGATGATTAAATACCGACTCAATCAAGATGGAACTATTCCTTCTTTTTTGTGTTTACATGAGAATGGTGTTGGTGGTGTGTATGGTGTTGCAGACTCAACTCCTTCACCACGAGATCTTTTGATGGTTGGTATTACAGAAGAAGCTTCTGGCGACTTTGAAGTCATTGCCACTAAAGCTGATCTCACAGCATATTTGACATTGGTTGGCGCTGACTGGATGACTTCTGGTGCTACTCCTGATGATGAGATGGTTCCATTTGACCCTGTTGCTGCTGCAGATTGGGCTTGGAGTCGCTTAGATGCTCTGAATGCTTAATCATGTCAGATGTAAGTCACGAGCAAATCTACAATCGATTATTGGCTGTTGAGGCCAAGGTTGATGAGATAGATAAGAACACTAAAGATCTTGTGTCAGCCATTGATGCTGCCAAGGGTGCAGTTCGTGTTCTGAACTGGATTGCATCCATTGCACAACCTGTTTTGTGGATTGGTGGATTGGTGATTGCGGCTGGCGCTGTTTGGCAAACATGGATTAAAAAGTAATGGCATACAACAGGCAACAACTTCAGGTTCCTGCAGTACCGAACTTGCCTGTTCCATCGGTAACTTACTCTCGTGAGTTCCAAAGCCAGAACAATGGAATCTTAAAGATCTTCTTTATTAAGTTGATGAATGCGTTTAATTCATTGACTGGTACAGCAGGTGTTAGATACATTGACTGTCCAAATGGTTTGTTTTTTAGCACGACAGATCAAACATTAGCGGCATCAAATACTGAATACGCTATTACTTTTGGCACAACATATCTTGGAAACCATCTAAGTATTGTTGATAACTCAAAAATAACTGCTGTTTATGGTGGCATCTACCAGTTTCAGTTTTCTGGTCAAGTAAAGAGTACGAACGCATCGGCAAAAGATGTGTTTATTTGGATGAAGCGTAATGGCACAACCATTGGATATACGACTCACCAATATACTGTAGAAGGCTCTGACAACCATACAAATATCAACTGGAACTTCAGTATTGATTTAAGTGATGGTGGTTATTTGCAGTTCTTCTGGGCAGGGACTGATACGGCTCTTACTCTTGAGACAACTGCTGCAACAAGCCCACATCCAGGAATTCCTTCAGCGGTGGTAAGCGTTACGTTTGTAGCGCCTTTGCCAGAAACACTTCCAACGCCACCATAATAGAATACAGATATGGCTTACATTCCACTTCAAATTCCTCCTGGTGTCTACAAGAATGGCACAGAATATCAATCCAAAGGTAGATGGAATAACTCCAATCTGATCCGATGGTATGAGGGTACGATTCGCCCAGTTGGTGGTTGGCGTAAGCGTGGTTCTACGCAATTAACTGGTATGGCTCGTGGCATTGTTACTTGGCGTGACAATACTGGCAACAGACGTATTGCAATTGGTACGCATAACCATCTGTACCACATGAATGAAGGTGGTTCAGTTACTGATATTTCTCCTGCAGATTTGGTGGCAGGTATCCCAGATGCGGTGCTGAAGATTGGTTATGGATATGGAACTTATGGAAGCTATGCTTATGGTGTAGCTCGTCCTGACCTTGGTTCATACACTCCTGCAACAACATGGAGTTTGGATACTTGGGGTCAGTATTTGGTTGCTTGCTCCAATGCTGATGGTAGATTGCTTGAGTGGCAATTAAATACTGCAAGCGATGCTGCTGCAATTACCAATGCACCTACAAGTTGTTCAGGTTTGGTTGTTACTGAAGAGCGTTTTATCTTTGCTTTGGGTGCTTCTGGAAACCCACGAAAGATTGCTTGGTGTGACCAAGAAAACAATACTGTCTGGACCGCTGCCGCAACAAACCAAGCTGGTGACTTTGAGTTGACAACAGTTGGCTCTTTGATGTTGGGCAAGAGGACTCGTAATCAAGTCTTGTTGTTTACTGATGTTGATGTCCATGCTGCCACATACATTGGCCCACCATTTGTTTACTCATTTGAGCGTGTTGGAACTGGTTGTGGTGCTATCTCACGCCATGCGGTGACTGCAATTGATAACTCATGCATTTGGATGTCCAGTACTGGCTTCTGGATCTATGATGGATTTGTCAAGCCTATCAATTCTGAAGTGTCAGACTATGTGTTCAGCAACATGAACATTCAGCAGTCATCCAAGGTTTACAGCCATCACAATACCAGTTATGGCGAGATTTGGTGGTTCTACCCTAGTGCGTCATCTACTGAGGTTGATTCCTATGTGACGTATAACTATCGTGAGAATCATTGGGCTATTGGCACTTTAGCAAGATCCTGTGGAACAGACAGAGGTATCTTTAGCAATCCAATTCGTGTGTCTACAGATGGCTATGTTTATGAGCATGAGGTAGGCTTTAACTACGACTCTATTGTTCCTTTTGCCGAGTCTGGACCAATTGAATTGGGTGTTGGCGACAGGGTAATGAATATCTCAGGACTGGTTCCTGATGAGAATACTTTGGGTGATGTAAGAGTTAGTTTCAGTACAAAGTTCTATCCAAATGCTACTGAATACACTTATGGCCCATATTCAATGACAAACCCAACATCTTTCAGAATTACTGGAAGACAGATTGCCGCCAAGATTGAGGGTGTGACCCTTGGAGATTGGCGAGTTGGTGTAATTAGACTTGATGGAAAGCCTGGCGGGTTGCGATGATTGACTACGAAAAGTACAAGATTAATGGTGAACTGCCATTATGGGCTGTATCTTTTCAAAAAGTAGAGAAATTCTTACAACCTGCTTTAGAATACGACAATACACATAATCTGCAGGACGTAGCCGACTGTATTGACAGTTGTACGATGCAATTGTGGCCTAGTGAGAATAGTGCTGTTGTCACTCAGGTTCAAAACTTTCCAAGAATGAAGGTTTTGCATATATTTTTGGCAGGTGGTAATCTAGAGGAACTAGAGACACTAACCCCCCATATTCAAAAGTTCGCTGAACACATGGGATGCCAAAAGATCACCCTAACAGGACGTAGGGGTTGGTCTAGAACTTTTGTATCCAAATTTAACATGAAGCCAACACATTATTGGCTTTCTACGGAGGTGTAATTATGTCTGGTGGTTCAAGTCAACAAACATCGCAGCTTGATCCTGCAATGCGTGATGCGTTCTTAAAGAACGTAGAAAGCGCCCAAGGTGTTGCTGGTGGATTAAAAGCTAGAGAATTTGCAGGATTCACCCCTGACCAACAAGCTGGTTTTAATGTTGCCAGACAGTTTGCAGATCCTCGTGGTGAAGCATTTACTGGTATGCGTACTGCATTTAATGTTGCAGGTCAGGCGGCAAATTATGCACCTCAACAAGTTGCTTCTCGTGATGTAAATGCGGCTTTAGCTCAAGGAATGGGTTATCAAGCTGCTCAAGCACAAGCGGCTCAGTTGGCTCGTGATGCAGTTCGTGATGTTGAAGCAGAGCGTATTGCTGCCGAACGTATTGCTGCCGACAAAGTTTCAGGTGCTAATGTAACTTCAGAAGCATTGGGACAAATTGCCCCACAAGCTCGTGCAAACATTCGTGATATTGCCGCAGGTTCATTCTTGAATCAAAATATTCAGCAGTACATGAATCCATTCACTCAGGCTGTTACTGAACAAAGCTTGAAGGATTTAGAGCGTTCACGCCAGTTGCAACAACAACAAACATCTGCACAAGCTACTGCTGCTCGTGCTTTTGGCGGTTCTCGTCAG